GCTAGGGGGATGGTGCCCGGTGAAGAAGCTTTCCTTTAAGCTTCTTTGCCGGGCAAGGCGAGGAACCTTTGTCCAAAGGTTGCCTCGCCGACTCAACAAACAGGCCCGAGCCAGAGGCATTGTTGGTCATGATCGGTTAGTTGTTCTAGAAACCCCGGGGGTTTCTCGCCTAAATAGTGTACGGGCGGAATAGAACCTAGGAAAGAGAGCTGTATGGGACCAGCTTAATTGGCGCGCCGTTTTCGAACACGCCATCTCCTTTCAACGAAAGCCGAAATTGAACCACGCCTCGGGCCCTCGATGGTCGTCAATCCCTAGTAGTCATGCAAAACGCCCCGCAATTAGAGGTTTCTGTTCCCCTTGAAGATCAGATCTCCCAAGAGCAAATGTCTTGGGAAACCCTCACCATGGTTAACACCTTGGTGGGTATCGCGTTGATAATCCTTATGTATAGAGTGAGGAGCCGGGTTTCCATGAACCCGTTACGTAGGGCCGTTCTCGCACTGGTCCTGACTGTCATGTCGAAGGTGTTTCTGCTTGCAATGCACGTAGTTATCACAATAGCGGCGGGCTGGCTGATTTCTCTCAGCTGGCTCATGGGTATGATCGGATATATCCTAGGGGTTGCCCTAAAGGCGGTTATCCTCGTGAGAGGAGCTGCTGTACCGAAGCTCAATCAACTGGCCACTGCACTGGTGGCTCAGTTGAGCAACATTCGTGCCTTTGGCACGGCTCATGCAGTGAGCATCTACACCGCGGTGGCGGGTTGGTGTCTTTCTGTGTGGGCCGTGTTGATGGCCGATCCCCAGTGCGCACCTTTTTTGCAAGTGATTGTGCTTGTATTGACCTGGCTGAAGGCCTGGTGCGTTTACTGTTATCCCTTGTGGTGCAAACTCACGATCTTGTGTGGTTCGCTCTACTTGCACATCAACTACTTCCACTTTTGGTTGGTGAATTTGACAGTTCTCTACTGTGACTCCTATTGGCAAGACGTTGTTATGGACGTCTACGCGTTTTGCGCGGTGACCTATTATGGAGCATGGTGGTGTTTCTTCATTTTCACTTTCCTTAGGTGGGTGTGGAACGCGTTCCAAGCGTTTTGTGTGAGTTGGAGCTCCGAGGTGGTGTTGGCTAGGATATTGGCCAACCCTGCCGCGGAAAGCGCTGCAATGAACAGTTCCTGGATCTCAGGAGCTCTTCATTCTAGCCCAATCGTTCGTTGGTTGGGTGGATGGGATGACATGACTATCAGAGCTGTCGATGAAGCTTTGAACTGGAGAGCGAGCGATGTTGTTTTTCCTTTGGACTCTCAGGGTGCAGCCCTGGTGAAGTCGACCGACGCGTACATCCGCGAAAAACCAAAAACCGTGAAAGTTGGAGGCCAGAAACAATGGCAATCCAGGGCGGAGTTGTATAGATGTTTCATGACGTTCTTGCGAACCAGCAAGATAACGCATTGTGAAAGAGCGCTGACCAACGCGCAGAAAAAGACCAAAGCAGGAGGCAAGGATGTAGTTCCACTTCCTCGCGACAATTTGGAATTTTCTGGCGGAAAGACAGCCGAAATCGCGATGCGGGCCGTTGTGGATCACAGGATGGGGTCTCCCTTGTATCTCATCCACTGCTCCAAAAACAACTCCCTGGATATTGAGGCTTTGAGAAGAGCTCTCCTCAACGATTATCGGAGTCTGGAGTGTGCTTATGGGTTTAGCCCGGGCACGAACTTCGGACTAGGGAAAATGGTTGCGATGTATGTAGTCTTGACAAAGGATCAATGGCAAGACATGTTGCAGGTGCGGGGACCCGAAACCAGGGTTCTCAGCGCCACCGTTGCCCTTCCTCAGTAGGGGGGCCTAGGTTTCTTGCGACGCGTGGAGAATAAATTTGACTGGCGAATGTTTGAGAAGGCCAAGTCAGATCCCAATATTCTCACCGTGTGGGTTAAGCGCAAGAACCTGGGACCCTCGAAGAGAAAGGCCCGCAGGATGCTGATTTTCAATAGCATTGCCCCAGCCTCAGCTCAAGGCTGTGCGGGACCGAGCGACGACCTGGAGACGTGCATGGATGGCGTCTACAGAAGAGTGATCTTCAACGCATCGTACCTTGATGCGGATGGAGTTCCTGAGCCTCCCCTCCCCCCGACTCCGGGAGTGTGGAATTCGGCATGGTATTGGATGCGAAAAGGACTAAGCCGGCACTGCGTGAAAGTGGAACCATATACTCTTGACGAGTATTGGCAGACATTTTCTGGGAACCCGCAGAGAGCCCGCTATCAGTTAGTAGCAGAACAGTATTCAATGTTGGACGACACGCTCCTGGCCAAAGAGTTGAAGGGCAGGAAGAGCGACGTTACTGGAATGAACAAGCTGGAAGCCGTTACCAAAGGCAAGCCTGTGAGATCCCTAGGGTGTCGAAGCGGTGAAAAAGAACCATTAAGAGTGGTCGAAGTAACCGCCAAGAAAGGAAAAAGGATGGTGACGGAACGCAAGGTGGTCCCTTGGTTGTATCCGGCGGTCGTTGGTTCGTACATCAAAAAGATGGAAAAACCAATGCGCGCAGCACTAAATGAGATCTATTGTGCTAGCGTGTGTACCGCCGGGTTCACGTGTTTCGCTAAAGGCCTTCCCCCTGACGAGGTTGCTGCATTGATTGGTAAGATCATGGACAGCACGGGATACGTAGCGATTTGTTTTGATTCCTCCAAATGGGATGGTGCCGTTTCAGAAGACGCCCTAGTGTATGAGCACAGGGTTTGGAAACACTTCAATGGCAGCCCCCTCTTTGCCAAGATGCTGGCTAAGCAGCTCTTGAACAAGGTCACTTGGGAAACTCCCGAAGGAAGCTTCGGAGCTACCATGAAAGGCCGAAGAATGTCCGGGGACCCTAACACCGGAAGCGGAAATGACATCATAAATTCCGCGATTTTGGCCTCTCTCTTGCGAAAGTTAAGATGCAAGGGACATTTCCTAGTTCAAGGAGATGACTCGATCTTGTTTGTGCCAAAAGCATTTTTCAGCAAAGCCCTGGAAGAAATTGTTCCTCATTACGAATCGTATGGTTTCCGAGGTGAGGTGGAGTGTGTGGGAATGATCCCGGAGCATGTGGAGTTCTGCCACATCAAGCCCGTGAGGGCAGGCTCCGGATGGAGAGCCGTCAAAAACGTGGATGAACTTGTGAAAGATCTGCGGACTGTCAAGCAATTTGGCCCCAAACCGAGTAAATCTTTTTTGAAAGATTATTTCAAGACCCGGGCTGAGGCAGCTAGCATAGTTTACGACGGATTGCCGGTGTTTCAAGACTTGGCTAAGAACTTATCCGAAAGCGCGGGGGCGCAAGGCGGAAAGTTTCGAGCCTCTCTTTTGGACAGATACTACTTAAAAATGGCAATGAAATGGGGGCATGTCAACGAGCCCCCTGACCCCGTGTCCTTCTCTCTGACACAAAACATTTCTCCCTCCCAACTCGACAACCTGGCCCAGTTTTACGCCGCTGCCGAATTCACCTTTGATCCTGGTGGACCGGCCAAAACCTTTAGGGGTTTATGGTAAAAACCCTAACTAAAGAGACGATCTGTCTCAACTTAACCCC